CCAAACAAATGAAAAATTTATTAATTACTAAGCAAGAATTTTTGCAAAGAGCAAAAGCAATTAATGTAAAACAATCAAGAGGACACGATGCTCCTTCTTATGAATGGGATATCAAATTTGACAATGTCAAAGTTTGTAATTGTTGGGATGATTCCTATGGGGGTGAATTAGACATCTCTAATTATAAAGGACAATCTATTGAGAGTATTTACAATAAGATTGATAAGAAATCTCTATGGGATAAGGAGTACAAATGGACTACCTCACTTGAATTATTAATGTATGAGCTTAAAAACATAGCTATAATGAAAAAAGATGAGAAAAAAGGTGTTATGATAGGAGAACCAAATTTCTATGATATTGTAGGATATAAAACATCTATTCCTACTACATTTAAAAAATGGAATGATGCAAAGGAATCTGTTCAGCTGAGTTATCAAAAGATAATTGATGATGCTATTAAAGAAGGCAAGAATATACTTAACAAAGAGTATTTAGGTACTTGGGGATTAAATGTATAATATGATTAAAGCAACAATAGTATTTAGGAATAGACAGGCTAAGCCTGTTTATGTAAATAGAGAGTTTAATAATAAAAAGCATATAGATAATTTTATTAATTATGCCCTCACTAATTGGGATAATATAACAGTATTAGATGAAGTGTTTTATGAAAAAGATTAAATTTATATCAAAAATGATTGGAGAGTTCTTGTTTGTTCTCTCCATCTTTTTTCTATATTGGATAACTATGGTTATCTACTATGGATAAAATTTATTAACTTTAAGTATGCCAATAGACAAAGTAACCAACTTAAAGGATCTTGAGTATTATAATAATATGCAGCTCTGCTCAAGCCTGGTTAAAAAATGGAGAAAGCTAAAGCCTAATAATAAAGAGCTTAAAAGTTTTGATCAGAACTTATTAGAGGTTACCCTTTATGTAGTAGAGATCCAAAGAGATATAGCTTTCCATAAAGAGGCTATAAGTGATTATAGACAAAGAGCTAATCAGGCCCAGCTAGATCTAAGAGAACTAAAAGATAAACATCAAGAACTAAAAGATAAATATGAAAAACTATTAAAAGATTATAAGCAAAATTTCTAAACCACTTTTATTCATAGTTTGTTTAGGTTAGTTTGTTTGGTTAGTAGGCAGAGGTACAATTTCTGAGTGGTTTATGTATCTTTAGCCTACTTTTTTTTTTTAAGTAAAATGTTCAATTAAATTCGTTATAATAATATGAAAATAAAATTAGATATTCCTGGAAGTATGGATGATGTTTCTCTAAGAGATTATAAACACTTTTTAAAGATCCAGGAAAAGAATGATGATCCTAAATTTATAAGAGCTAAAATGCTTGAGATCTTTTGTAAGGTATCATTAAAAGAAGTATATAGAATGAAGTATAAAGATTCAGAAGAGGTAGCCTCCATATTAGATAAAACCTTTAATGATAAGCCTTCTTTAGTAAGGAAATTTAAACTAGGAGAAACTCAATATGGTTTCCATCCTTCGTTAGATGATATGACATTAGGAGAGTATATAGATCTAGATACATATATTGGAGATTGGGATAATATTGAAAAAGCAATGAATGTACTATACAGGCCCATCCTTACAAGTATAGGAGAGAAGTATGCTATTGATGAGTACAATGTAGAGAATGATAAGTATTTATTAGATATGCCTATGAGTGCTGTTACTTCATCAATTTTTTTTTTGATGAAACTAGGTCTGGATTTATCAAATCATATCCTGAAATCTTTGGAGGAGGGGGATCAGAGGGAGATTTATCAGCAGTATCTAACTTTGGAAAAAAATGGGGATGGTATAATGCGATTTGGGAATTATGTGGATCAGACATTACAAAAATTGAACATATCACTAAATTAAATGTTCATAAATGTTTTACCTGGTTATCTTATATGAAGGATAAAAATGAGTTGGAGGCAAAAGAAATTAAAAAGAAAATTAAATGAGTAATCAGGGAATAAGAGGATTTTACCAAATAACAAATACTTTAAAGGAGCAACTCCTTAAAGATCAAAGTATTAATACTGTTACTACAGGAGATATATCAGATGTTAATTTAAGAAAGCAAGATATGTTTCCTATGGCTCATATTATAGTAAATAGTGTAGTAGTAGGAGAACAAACTCTGAGCTTTAATGTTAGTGTACTTGCTATGGATATTGTAAATGAATCTAAAGATTTACCAGTAGATATATTTACAGGAAATAATAATCTTCAAGATATACTAAATACTCAATTAGGAGTATTAAATAAACTAATACAATTATTAAGAAGAGGATCATTACATACTGAGCAATATCAGTTAGATTCAGATCCAACTCTAGAACCTTTTTATGATAGGTTTGAAAATCAATTAGCTGGATTTACAGCTACAATGGATATTACTATTTATAACGATATAACTATATGCTAAAATGAATGTAAGCGAGAACACAAAATTAACACTTGATTTAAAAACAATAGGAGTAATTGTATTTTTTACAATATCTCTTGCAGCCACTTATTTTACTTTATCATCTTCAGTTGCTCAAAATTCAGAAGATGTAGAGGACTTAAAAACAAACTCTGTAAATCCTGTTGAGTTTCAATATAAAGATGAGTTGGTTCGTTCAACTGTGCAAAGATTAGAAGAAAAACAAGATGTATTGTCAAAGGACATACACGAAATAAAAGAAAACTTACAGAAAATAGATGATAGATTATATGAATTAAGTAGAAAGTAAAATGAAAAAAATAATACTTATAATATCAATCTTAATAAGTGGCTATTCTTATAGTCAAGATTTTAAAGATGATATTAGTATAGTACAATTCTCAGCAGGATTTGTAAAAGATTCTGAAATAAAATTAACTCCTTTTAAAGTATATAATATATACTATTTTAAAATGGAGGATAAAGGAGTAATATTTAAAGAAGAAAAGATTAAGTATTTACCTACTATAATACTGTATCATAATGGTAAAGAAATAACAAGAGTAGAAAGTGGTATTGATCTTAAACTTCCTGAAAATTGCATAGAAGTAATTAACAAACATATAGACAAACTAATAGAGGACAAATTTTGATTATGAAAAAACTAATAACAATATTATTAATATTATTAACAACAAATGTTAATGGCCAAGTATTTAAGAAAATATATGATGAGGTATTTAAGTATTCTACTATTTATGTAGCTGGAGATATTAAGGAGGCCTATGAAAGTAAATATCCTGATTATTTTATAAGAACTAATCCTGATGATTTATATGCAGTTCCAGAAGTTATAGATGAAACAGTATATCATCCTTTTGATTATAGATTAGGATTTGGTATAAGAAGATTAGCCAGATATGATTATGAGGTTAAACAAAACTATATAGATGGATCTGAAAATATGGTAGGTATATCAGCTCCTACAGGAGCAGTAAAAGGGTTTGAGTATTTATTCCACTTTGAGAAAGAAAGAGAAAGATCTCAAGAGTTTGAAAATTCAAGATACTTTTTAAGACATACAGGGAAATATCATATCGTAAAAATAGAACAAAGAAAGCAGGGTAATGTAGATTTTGAATATCAATCTGCTGAGGTAAGATTTAAACTGCCAATAGGGAAAAAACTAAGTATATCTGTTGGAGCTATTGCTAGATCTCATCAAAAAGCCTATGGATACAATCCTATAGAGCTTTGGTTAAATGAATTAGATGATCAAGGCAATCCAGAAAACTATTGGTACACTCTAGGCTTTGAATATGGATATACTGATCATTATACATCTTATACTGATTATAGTACAGGAGATGTTTTCTATGATTGGATATGGAGAGATCCTGATGGAGAGATAGTAGCCTATGGAGATAGAGATTTTAGAGATAGAGTATTTGGAGATCTAATGAATAGATTTAATAAGGAGAAATGGGCAGAGTTAGATCCATTTATGGAGGTAGCTCCAATAGTAGGTGCTGATTTCTATCATTATAGATCTAAGTTTTGGTTACACGCTTACGCTAATTGGATTTTACCTTATCATCATTATATAAAAGGCAATGAAGATTTCTCTTATTTACATAGAAATGGATGGGGATTACAAGGACATAATCAGATGCACTCTGAAGGATCTGGGGATCAATGGAGTGATTATCAGGGAGGTTTAATATTTGGATGGAAAATTAGCAAATCATTATCCTTATTTTTTGAAGGAGAATATGTTAAATTTTGGGATAGTGAGATTTTGAATAGTAGTGTTGGAATTAATTATAAATTATGAAACTAGCTGAATTAGAAATAGTAGTAAATAAGTTTGCTAAATATGTAGTACAACAGGCTAAATCTAATCTTAGTAAAAAAGGAAAGAGAGCATCAGGTAAGCTATATAATTCTATAAAACCTAAAATAGATGTAAGGCCTGAAGGATTTTATGTTTATTTTGATATGGAAGATTATGGAGTATTCCAGGATAAGGGTGTGAGAGGTACTCAAGGACATTATGCAGATCAGAATACAGCAGGTAGCCCTTTTAAATTTGGATCAGGATCTGGGCCAAAAGGAGGGCTTACAACAGGTATTGAAAATTGGATAAAGTTAAAGAAATTTCAATTTAGAGATAAGAAAGGAAGATTTATGAGTTATCAATCTATGAGATATATAATAGTAAACAGTATATGGAGAACTGGATTAAGAGCTACTATGTTTTTTTCTAATCCTTTTGATAAAGGTATTCAAAGATTTGGAGATGAATTTCTAAATGCTTTTTTGTTAGATACTGAGAAACAAGTAATACTAGGTATAAAAAAATAAGATATGGCTACAATACTTTTAAGAAGTCCAAGATATGAAACACTAACAGCTCCATCAGGAGCAGTTTCAGCTAAGTTAGAATTAACTTTAGCAGGTGCAGGTAATCCTCAATATATTATTATTAAAGATTGTACAGCAGGTAGCCCTGTATTATTTGAGATAGCTGAATTATGTAGAGATTATTTAACTCCAGCAGTTAAGTTATCTCCTCCTGATTATCCACTAAACTCAATCACAATATCAAGAGATATAAAATTTTATCCAGAAACAAATGCTGGAGGTACTCAAATAGGCAGTACTGATACAGTAGCCCATATAGGTTTAGATGGGTATGGTACTTTTAATCAAGGATCTAATCCAACAGTTGGTACTAGAACAGTATTATTTACTCCTAATTATGCAACAAGTCCAGATACTTATGAGGTGTTCGTTCCTACAGGTGCTGAGGGAGCTGTTCAATATACTGATTCAAATGGTGCAATACAAACTCAAGATTTTTCAGGAGGAGATACTTCAGATTCAATAGAATCAACAACAGTTACTTTTAACAGAATAGATTGTACTAAATATGGAGAAGGTAGAAAGATTATATTTATAAATAGATATGGAGCATTACAGGAGCTTTGGTTTTTCTTAAAAGAAGTTAATAGAACAAATGTAAAATCAACTAATTATCAAAGAAATATAATTAGTACAACAGGTACTTATTCTAATCTTAATCATCCTATAGCAACAGTAGATAAACAAGGCCAGGTATCACACTCTTTATCATCAGGTTATTATCCTGAATATGCCAATGCTTGGTTTGAAGAATTGCTATTATCTGAGTATGTGTGGATGGTAAGGCCTCAATTTACTAATCCAGGTAGTGATGAGATAGTTCCTTTAACAGTTAAAACAAGTAATATTACTCACAAAACCTCAGTAAATGATAAACTAATACAATATACAATACAATTTGAAGAATCATTTGATTATATAAACAATGTTAGATAAATGCAAAAACTACAATTATTTATAAGTGGTACTAGAGTAGATCTCTTTAAGGATGAGAGTGTTTCTATAACTCAAACAATTCAAAACATAAAAGATATAGCTAAGATCTTTACAGAGTTTACTCAAACTTTTACAGTACCCTCATCTAAAACAAATAATAAATTATTTAAGCATTATTATAATTATGAAATTGATAATACTTTTGATGCAAGAAATAAAGTAGCAGGAGAAATTCAATTAAATAATATACCATTTAAAAAAGGATTTGTAAGGTTAGAAGGAGTAGATCTTAAAAAAAATAAACCTACAGGATATAGAATTACATTCTTTGGAGAAACAGTAAACTTAAAAGATTTACTTGGAGATGATCAATTATCTGCCTTAGATTTAAGTGCGAGTGATACTGATTATGATCATACTAATATTAGAGCTAATCTTATATCATCTTCAGGCCCTCTTATTACTCCCTTAATAACTCATACAAGACAATTATACTATGATACCTCTAAAACAGGTAATGGTAATTTAGTTTATGTAAACTCTTCAAATGCTAATGGTGTTTTCTGGTCTGATCTTAAATTTGCTCTAAGATTACACGAAATAATACTAGCAATACAAACTAAATATAGTATTACTTTTTCTAATGACTTTTTTAATACTTCTAATGCTACTTGGTATAATTTATATTTATGGTTACATAGAAAAAAAGGAGATGTAGAACCAGCTCAACAGGTTTCTATGCAATTTAGTACAGTAACAGGTTTTTCTTTAGTTAGTACTCCTCCAGCAAAAACTACTAATCCTGGAAATGGAGTTAATATATCATCTACTTATGTTACTTGGCCTAATACTATAACAGGCTTTACCATTAGTTTTATTCCATCAACTGCCTCTACAGATTATACTTTAAAGGTATTTAGAAATGGATCTTTAATTCATCAAAGGCAAGATGTGCAAGATACTCAATTAATTACTGAAAGTAATTTTACTTTATCATCAGGTACTTATACTTTTTCGGTAGGATCTGTAGATACAGTAACTTTTCCATCAGCTAGTGTAAGATTCGCAATAGCAGGTAATTTAGGAGGTGCTGATGATGGTAGTGTAACATCCTGGAGTGATGAATGGAGATCTACAAGCCAAACACAAACAGGAACTACATTTGAATTTGTAATAGATGAGCAAATTCCTAAAATGAAAGTAATAGATTTTCTTACAGGTATTTTTAAAATGTTTAATCTAACTGCCTATGTAAATGAAGCAGGAACTATTGTAGTACAAAAATTAGATGAGTATTATGCAGCAAGTACTACAACTTGGAATATAGATGAGTATGTAAATATAAAAACAAGTAAGGTAGATGTAGCTTTACCTTTTAAAGAGATAAAATTTGGATATAAAGGTTTAGGAACTTTTTTAGCAAAACAATTTGAGCAATTAGAGATTACAGGATGGGGTACTATAGAATATCAAGGAGATTCATCTTTTGATGGGCCAACAGAAACTTATAAAGTAGAATTACCATTTGAACATCTCCAATATCAAAGATTAGTAAATCCAGCCCTAGTAGCAAATACAGATATACAATGGGGATGGTTTGTTAATGATAATCAGGAGGCTTATTATGGATCTCCATTAATATTTTATGCTATTTTTCAATCTAGTGCAACTGCAATAGCACTTAAAGCTACTGATACATTAAACACTTCTAATACTTCATATTGGATTCCTAGTAATAGTAGAGCAATAGCCTCTTCTACTTCAACTGATAATATTAATTTTCAATTAGAGGTAAATGAATTTACAGGAGGATCTACTTTTACAGGTACATTATTTGAGAACTGTTATAAGACATATATTCAAGATGTATTCAATACTTCTAGAAGATTAACTAAAGTAAAAGCGAAACTTCCTTTAAAAATTATATATAATTTAAAATTGAATGATAAAATTTCGTTAGATAATAGAAACTATAGAATTAATAGTATAAAGACAAACTTAATAACAGGAGATAGTAATTTAGAATTATTAAATATAGTATGATAAAAAACATTATAGATTTATTACAAGTATGCGAAGGAGTAACTGAAAATATAAGAATTGCTCAGGGTAAGTATGCTTTACCTACATCTTTTAAACAAGCATATAAACAAGTTAAAAATGAACTTAAATGGCAGTAGTATCTAAAACATACGAATTAAAAGTATCTACTAAAGATGCTCAAGCTAATGTAGATGAGCTTAATAAATCCTTTGAGGCTCAGGAAGATTTAGTATCAGGTCTAGAGAAAGAACTTGCAGGATATAATAAAAAACTTTCTGAAACAGAGGGGATGTCTGGGAAGGCAATGCAAAGAAGAGATGCCTTAAACAAAAAAATAAAAGAAACTAAAAACAGATTAATAGAAGAAAAACAAGGCCTTAAAGATGTAAACAAAGATAGAAAAAGAGCCAATGATACACTTAAAAAATCTAAAAAAGATGCTGCTGATTATACTGGAGTATTAGGTATTTTAGATAGTCAAACAGGTGGCTTAATTAGTTCTACAAAAAACTTTACAGGAAGTGTTGGAGGAGCTGCTAAAGGTTTAAAATTAGCTAGATTAGCAGCAGTTGCTTTTGTAGCAGTACCTATTATTGCAGCAATAGCTGGTATAGCAAGTGCATTAACTTCATCAGAAGAGGGCCAAAATAAAATGAGTAGATGGTTTACTCAAATTAAAGTAGTAATTGGAAATGTTACTGATATACTTTCAGATTTTGGATTTGCAGTAATCAAAGTATTTTCAGGAGATTTTAAAGGAGCTAGAGAATCAATAAATGCAGTAACAGAAGGTATTAAAAACTTTGGAGAAGAAACTTCAAAAGAAATTAAAAAGGCTGGAGAACTTGCTGATGCTAGAGCAAAGGCTGATAAATTAGAAAGGCAATTACAAATAGATAGAGCTGAGGCTACTAGAAAATTTAATGAGCTTAGAGAAATAGCTGCTGATAAAGAAAATGTTTCTATTGGAGATAGAATAGCAGCATTAAAAGAGGCAGGTAGAATAGAAGAAGAAATTACACTTAAAGAAATTGAAGCAGCTAAATTAAGAGCTGATGCTAAGACATTAGAAAATTCATTAAGTAAATCTACAAAAGAAGATCTAGATGAAGAGGCTGCATTAAGAGCTAAGGTTATTGAATTAGAGGCATCAAGATTAAAGAAACAAAAAACACTTACTGCTGAGATTACTACAAATTTAAGAGAGGCTAAAGCAGAAAGAAAAGCTGAAGAGGCTGCTGAAAAGGCAGCACAAAAAGAGGCTGATGCTAAAGAAGTAGAAAATGCTAAAAAACTAGCTGAGCTTAAAAAACAAATAAGAGATGCTGAGGCTGTTTCAAAAGAAGAAAAAAGAGCTTTAGAATTAATTAAGATTGAAGAACATTTCCAAAATCTTTTACTTCAAGCAGAAGAACAAAACCTAGTAACTGATGAATTAGATGCAGCCAGAAGAGAGGCTTTAGTTGCTAAACAAGCTGAGTATGATGCTGAAGATGATGCTAAAGAAAAAGAATTAGCAGATAAAAAAACTGCTGATAGAGAAAAAGAATTAGCTGAAGCTCAAAAAATAGAAGATGAAAAAAGAGCTATGAAGTTACAATCTCTTCATATTATTACTCAAATTTTTGGAGCAGAATCAGCATTAGGTAAGGCTGCTTTAGTAGCTAAACAATTAATGGCAGCTCAAGAATTATTAATAGAGCTAGGCGTGATAAAACAAAAGGCAACTATGATGATGGTAGATGGTCAAATGAAAGCAGTTAAAAGTGGTACTGATACTGCATCAGGATTAAATGCAACTCTTGCTTTAGGGTTTCCAGCAGCTATACCAGGCCTTATAGCTTATGCTGGAACAGCTATAGGTATAGTAACAGGTATTATGTCTGCTATCAAAAAACAGAAAACAGTAGCCTCATCTTTAGGAGGAAGTTCAAGAGGATCTGAATCTACTCCTCCATCAATTCCTACAATTAGCCCTTCAGTAGAATCTACTCCTCCTGAAGTAACAGGAGTTGGAGGATCTGGTATAAGTCAGATAGCAAGTGCTTTAGGAAATCAAGATCCTGTTCAAGCCTTTGTAGTTAGTAATGATGTAACTACTGCTCAGGGATTAGAAAGAAATATAATAGATGGAGCATCATTATAATACAAAATATAATATAAAAATCGTTATTAAGTTATGAAGATAGTAGAATTAATATTAGATGAAGATCAAGAGATAACAGGAGTTGAAGCAATTTCAATAGTAGAAAATCCAGCAATAGAAGAAGATTTTATTGCCCTTAAAGATCAAGAAATAAAATTAGCTGAAATTGATAAGAAAAAGAAGATCCTATTAGGCCCTCTTCTTGTTCCTAATCGGCCCATATATAGAAAAAACCTAAATGGAGAGTATTATATTTACTTTTCAAAAGATACTATAGCAAAAGCATCTCAGCTTTATCTTAGAAATGGCAATCAAAATAATTCTACTTTAGAACATAGCCACGAAATTAATGGCCTTACTTTAGTTGAAAGCTGGTTAGTAGATGATGAGAAATTAGATAAGTCCAGGAAATATGGTTTTGATGTACCTGTTGGAACTTGGATGGGTGCTGTTAAAGTAAACAATGATGAGGTTTGGAATGAGTATGTTAAATCAGGTAAAGTAAAAGGCTTTAGTATTGAAGGATTTTTTGCTGATCGTATGGAAATGCCTAAATCAAACAAAGATGAGCTTACAAAGATAGAAGAAGAAGAGGCAAAATATATGCTTAATATGATTACAGGAATTATTAAGGAGGATGCTAGATATAAAGAAGGTAAAAATTTAATTTTAGAAACCTATAAAGATTATCCTATTGCAGTAAAAAACAATGCAAAAAAAGGTATTGAACTTAATAAAAAATTAAAGAATAAGTGTGCTACAGAAGTCAGTAAAATTAGAGCATCTCAATTAGCTCAAGGAAAGCCTATAAGTGAACAAGCAATCAAAAGGATGTATTCTTATTTATCAAAAGCAGAGGAGTACTATAATGCAGAGGATAGAGAGGCCTGTGGCACAATATCTTATTTATTATGGGGAGGCTTAGCAGCTAAGAAATGGGCAGAAACTAAACTCAAGCAATTAAGTGAGAAAAAATAAAAATTATTATCCAAGTCGTACAAGCCCTATAGGAAATAGAAGAGCTTGTTATTGTAAAGATAAAAATACATATTCTATAGAGTGTTGTGATGGATCAATATTTGCTCAAGGAATAGGTGTAATTAATAGGGTAGCATCCTGAAAATGCAAAATTAAATTTATAAATCGTTAATATAGTAATTATGAAAAGTAGTGATATGCTTAATAAAATTAAAACAATCCTAGATATTCAAGTAGATCTTGAAGATAGGAAATTAGAAAATGGTACAGTAATAACTGCTGAGGCTTTTTCTAAAGGTAAAGAAGTTTTCATCAAAACAGATGAGGATAAAGTAAAAATGCCAATCGGATCTTACGAGCTGGAATCAGGAGAGATTTTAGTTGTAAAAGAAGAGGGCTTAATTGATGATCTTACTCAAGCTAAATTAGAAGAAGAAGAAGATCGTAAAGAAGAGGCTGATGTAGCTGATTGGAAAGGTATGGAAAAAAGAATCCAAAATCTTGAAGATGCTATAGCAGATCTTAAAAAAGATAAAGAACCAAATTCTGAGAAAGTTGAAGAAGTAGATACTGAAGCAGAATTGGCTAAAGTTGAAGTAAAAGCTGAAAAAGTAGAAGAACTTTCTAAACCAGCTACTGATCCTATTAAACATAGCCCTGAAACTAAATCAGGAGAAAAAGCATCAGGATTTCAATTTTCACAAAACAGAAGAATGACTATTAAAGATAGAATCTTTGAAAAATTAAATAACTAATAAATATAAATAAAATGGCTTTAAGTGTAACTAGCAATTATGAGGGTACTTGGGCAGGGCGATATATCGCTGCTGCATTACTTTCAGGCGATACAATCGCAAAAGGTGGTATTGAAGTAATGCCCAATATTAAATATAAATCTAACATCAGCAAGATGGCAGTATCAGGTTTGATAGCTAATGCGAGTTGTGATTTTACTTCAGCAGGAAATATAACTCTAACTGAGAAAGTTCTCCAGCCAGAGGAATTTCAAATAAATAATGAATTTTGTTTGACTCCATTTGTGAGTTCTTGGGAGGCAGCAGAAATGGGTTACTCAGCCTA